AAACACAACTGCTGGGTTTAGTGTGGTGACTTATACAGGAACAGGTGCTAATGCTACAGTAGGTCATGGTTTAGGTGTTGCACCAAAGATGATTATATTTAAAGGTCGTTCTACAACATTTGATTGGATGGTTTATCATACAAGTTTAGGTAATACTAATTATTTAAGATTTAATCAAACTAATGCTTCAGCTGCTTCTATAAGTGCGTTTAATAATACAAGTCCAACATCAACTGTATTTAGTTTGGGTGATGGTTCATTAGGTAATCAAGCAAGTGCAACACAAGTAGCCTATTGCTGGGCAGAAATAGCAGGGTTTAGTAAGTTTGGTTCTTACACAGGTAATGGTTCTACAGATGGTCCGTTTATATATACAGGATTTAGACCTAAATGGATAATGGTTAAAAGTTCAAGTTATTCTGCTGCTGATACTCATTGGCATATGTTAGATACAAGTAGAAATACTGCTAACCCTGAAGATAAATTTTTGAATGCTAACACAAGTGGAGCAGAAGATACTTATACATTCTTTGATATACTATCTAATGGTTTTAAATTAAGACAAAATGGTGCATCATTTAATGGTTCAGGAACAACATACATATACGCAGCATTCGCAGAAAACCCATTTAAAAATAGCTTGGCAAGGTAACAATTTAACAAAGGAAAAATTATGTTTTTATTAAACGGAAAACGACTTACTGAAGGTGTACCATTTGTTGATGCAAAAGGTACTCAATATGGTTCAGACTGGTTATACAAATCAACTGAAGCAGAGAAACTAGCTATTGGGATTATCTGGGTAGCAGATCCAATTAGACTCGATGATCGCTTTTATTGGGATGGTAATCCAACTAATCCTAAGGCACTTGAAGATAAAGAAGAAACAGATTCTGAAGGTAATAAACATATCACTAAGGGATTAAAATCTAACTTTATTGCACAGATTAAAGATACAGCTGGTAAGCTTTTAGCACAAACTGACTGGTATGTTATCCGTAAAGTAGAACGTAATATCGACATTCCATCTAAGATTGTTACTGAAAGATCTAAAATTGTAACTGAAGCAGATAGACTTGAAGCTGAGATTACTGCTTGTGAGTATCTAGAAGAATTCATCACAGTTGTTACTAATCAGAAATGGAACTAGCAGAAATGACTAAGCCAGACATCCAAGAAGTAGATCATCGCCTAAGTACACATGAAGAAATCTGTGCTATGCGTTATGAGCAAATCAATGCTCGTTTAAAAAGATTAGAACAAATTCTTCTTGGTGCTTTTGGTACAGTCATTGTATTACTTTTAAATAATTTATTTAAATAATGGACCCAATAACATTACTAGCAGCTTTAGGACCTTTAGCTGTAGACTTAGGTAAGTCTTTAATCAACAGATTTGTAGCTCCAGATCAGTTTAAACCAGCTACTATTGAGCAATATGCTCAGATGAAACAAATCGATCTTGAATTCTTCAAGGTCATGAATGAAGCTGGTGCAGGTAACCCATCATACCCATGGGTAGAAGCAATTGTAAGACTTATGCGTCCAGCTATTGGGTTACTTGTATTAACAACCTGGGCTGTTATGCATCTTAATGGTACAGCTACGGAAGAAGTAGATAACTTTGCTAGTGCTGTAGGTTTCTATCTCTTTGGGGAACGTAGTTTATTCTACATTAAGAAGAAATGAAACTAACAAAGCACTTTACTCTAGAAGAATTAACAGCATCAGAAATAGCAGATAGGCATGGAATAGACAATACTCCTACCAGCCCTTTGATTTTAACTAATTTAAAGACTTTAGCTGAAGGATTAGAACTTGTCAGAACTTTACTTAGAAGACCTATTACTATTAATAGTGGCTATCGGTCTATTGTGGTTAATAACTTACTTGGAAGCAAACCGACAAGTCAACACACGAAAGGATTGGCGGCAGATATTATCTCTCCATCCTTTGGAACACCTAAAGACATTATTAAAAAGATTTTGGCTAGTAATATTCAATATGATCAAGTTATTTTGGAGTTTGATCGTTGGATACACATTAGCTTTTGTGAAGAGGGTTACAAACCTCGTAAACAAGCGTTAATTATAGACAATAAAGGGACTAGAATTTATGATCCAAAAGGGTAGTGAAAAATTCTCAGGTTATAATAAACCTAAACGTACACCAAGTCATCCTACAAAGAGTCATGCTGTATTAGCTAAAGTAGGAGATAAAGAAAAGCTTATTCGCTTTGGACAACAAGGTGTAAGTGGTGCAGGATCTAATCCTAAAACTGCTAAACAAAAAGCTAGACAGAAATCTTTTAAAGCTCGTCATGCTAGTAACATAGCTAAGGGTAAGATGTCAGCTGCATACTGGGCGGATAAAGTAAAATGGTAAAAAAAGGTTTGTATTATAATATTAATCAACGTAAGAAAAAAGGAATCTCTCGTTCTAAGAAAAAGAGTACTATAACTCCTGAAGCATATGCAAATATGAAAAAGGGTTTTCCTAAAAAGAAGTAAATGAAAGATAAATTAGATCAGATTAGAGAATCAGCAGAGGCTGACTTATCAATCTTTATTAAATTAGTAGCTCCACACTTAATGTTAGGAGCTGTTCATGAAGAGTTAATACAATGGTGGACTCGTTCAGAAGCTAAAAATAACCAATTAGTTTTACTTCCTCGTGGACACATGAAAAGTAAGCTAATTGCATATAGAACTGCTTGGTGGATTACTAGATTTCCAGAAACAACGATTCTATATGTTTCTGCTACAGCTGATTTAGCTGAGAAACAGCTATACGCTATTAAACAGATTATAGATAGTCCTATTTATCGTAGGTACTGGCCTGAGATGATTCATCCAGAAGAAGGTAAACGTGAGAAATGGGCAGTTTCTGAAATTGCTGTTGATCACCCTCAACGTAAACTAGAAGGGATTCGAGATGCAACTTGTAAAGCTGTTGGTCTTACATCTAATACCACAGGTTTTCATGCTGACGTTGTTGTTCTTGATGACATTGTTGTACCTGGGAACGCTTATACAGCTGATGGTCGTGAGAAAGTTGAGGCAGCTTATTCTCAACTTGCTTCCATTGAAAATCCAGGTGCGAGAGAGTGGGTCGTAGGTACTAGATACCATCCAAAAGATATTTATGACACCATGGTAGGAATGAAAGAGACTATTTATGGTGATGATGGTGACATTACTTCCGAAGAAGAAGTGTATGAGTTGTTCCAAAGAGTGGTTGAGACCGATGGAGAGTTCCTCTGGCCTAAACAAACTCGTGCAGATGGTAAACGATTTGGGTTTGATGATAAAGAGCTAGCACGAATTAAAGCTAAATACATTGATGCTACACAATTTTATGCACAATACTACAATAATCCAAATAGTGAAGATGTTGCAAGGATTAGTTCAGAAAAGTTTCAGTATTTTGATAAATCTATACTTCAAAATAAAGAAGGAGATTGGTACATTAGAGATAGGAAGCTTAATATTTATGCTGCTATTGACTTTGCTTTCTCTCTTCGTAAAAAAGCTGACTACACAGCCTTAGTTGTTATTGGTGTAGATCACCAAGGCAATTACTATGTACTAGATATTGATAGATTTAAAACAGATCGTATTGTAGATTATTATCAACATATAGTGACTGCTTGGCAGAAGTGGGGTTTTAGAAAGATTAGAGCTGAGATTACTGTAGCTCAACAAACTATTGTAAAAGAATTAAAAGAGAGTTATCTTAAACCTAATGGTATACCTCTCTCAATTGATGAGTTTAGACCTACCAGGTCTTTAGGTGATAAGTTTGAACGTGTTTCAGCTGTATTAGAACCTAAATATGATAACATGCAAATATGGCATTACAAAGGTGGTAATTGTCAGTCATTAGAAGAAGAGTTAGTAATGGCTCATCCTCCTCATGACGATATTAAAGATGCACTAGCTAATGCTATCTCAATAGCAATTATACCTAAGAATAGAGTAGGAACATTTTCAATAGGTAAAAACATAGTTACTCACAGCCGCTTCGGTGGTGTTTCTTATTAAGGAAAAATTATGGCAGGGAAAGTAGCACAATTAAGACAACTAATTAATAGACAAAGCTTAGCTAGACAGTTAGCAGGTTTATATAATAATTGGTGGATTCAACGTGATGACAAAGAAGCAGAGTGGAGAGAACTACGTAACTATCTATTTGCTACTGATACTACTAAAACTACAAATTCTAAACTACCATGGAAGAATAAAACTACTCTTCCTAAACTAACACAGATTAGAGATAATCTTCATGCTAACTACATGGATGCTTTATTCCCTAATGATGATTGGGTTAAATGGGAAGGTTATAATCTAGAAGCTTCTACTCATAATAAACGTAGAGCTATTGAATCTTATATTAAAACTAAGTTAAGAGATTCAGGTTTTAGAGAAACAGTTTCTCAGCTAGTATATGACTACATTGACTATGGTAACTGCTTTGCTGATGTTGTATACTTAAACGAAAGACATCAAGATCAATATACTGATCAAGAGATTACTACATATCAAGGTCCTAAACTAGAACGTATCTCACCATTTGATATTGTATTTAATCCTACAGCTAAATCTTTTAGAGAGTCTCCTAAGTTTACTCGGTACGTTAAATCCGTAGGTGAGTTACTGAAGGACATTAAGTATCGTCCTGATCTTAAATATGATCAAGCTGCTTTTGATCAAGCTATAGCTGTACGTAGAAACATATCAGCTTTCAAGATGGAAGATATTAATAAGGCTGAAGGTTTTTCTATAGATGGTTTTGGTTCTTTACAAGAATACTATCAATCAGGTTTAGTTGAGATCCTTGAATTTGAAGGTGATATCTATGATGAAGTAAATGGTGAGTTACTTGAACGTAGAATCATTACTATCATTGATAGAAGTTATATTATTCGTAACATTGAGAATCCATCATGGCTCGGCCGTGATACTAAGCATCATGTAGGTTGGAGAGAAAGACCAGATAATCTCTATGGTATGGGACCATTAGATAATCTAGTAGGTTTACAATATCGTATTGATCACTTGGAGAATTTAAAAGCCGATGCTATGGATCTTACTATTCATCCTCCTATGGTTGTTAAAGGAGATGTAGAACCTTTTGAATGGGGTCCTGAGACTACTATTCACATTCCAGAAGATGGCGCAGTAGAGATGTTAGCTCCTAATGCTGCAGCTTTCCAAGTTAATAACGAGATTGCAGCTTTACTAGCAATAATGGAAGAGATGGCTGGTGCTCCTAAAGAAGCTATGGGTATCCGTAGTCCAGGTGAGAAAACAGCATTTGAAGTACAACAACTACAGAAT